CCTTTCGTTTAATTGATTGTACTTTAAGTATAGCAAACACGAGCGATAAAGTCAAGAGTTTCTGGAGAGATTATTCAATAATTACCCCATATCAGAGGTAAACCTGTGGAAAACTCCGAGATTATCCGGAATTTCCGGATAATCCCAAAAGCACACCGCCGAAACGGTGTGCTGCGTAGGAGTTTTGCGGGGGCTACCTAACCCGCACCTCCATTATAACGCGGATTTGGCTCGCCGCGCCACTCCGCATGCTCCACCCGAGTGAGGAGAAGCTCAATCCGCGGATTATAGGCGTCTTTTGCGACACCAGAGCCATCGTGAGAGACGAGAAGCCAGGCATTATCGTCAAGAATCATGCCTCTATCTTTCATTACGTCCTGAATCCCCTCGTAAAGAGCTGATAGGTCGACAGTGCCGAAAGTGCGAACGAAAAACCGAGCGCGAAGATTAAACGGAAAGTCAATCGTCTTCCACTCTCGACAGGCCAGAATTTGAAACACGCTGATAGCCAGCTCCACCTGGTCGTTGGCTAATTTAAGCCATCGGTTGTAGGCGGGCGTGTTGTATTTGCGCGATCGACCGCCGCGAAAGGTGACCTTTTGGTTGTTTTTCTTGACCGCAGGCTGCCCGAGAACCGTGAAGCCGAACGAAACCAGCCTGCCGTCATCGTCGATTACGTAATTGAGCTTTATATCTTGAGGCTGGATAGTGGCCCCAGCCTCTATTGGCGATAATGTGGTTGATTGCTTTTGCATGCTCATTTAGCTTCGCCTCCAGCTGCTCCGGCCCCAGCCGAGCCAGTGTCTCCATCGGATTGATCGGCGGCATTATGTAGTCCACTGGTATCATCTCCAGCGCGGCGGCTTTCAGCTCGTCGGCGGCGCGTTTCGCCGCTTTTTTTGCCTGCCGCAACTGCCAGCTCGCGGCTAGTCGCAAAGCCGGTCGGGCCGCCAGCATCGCGACCCCGACGGCGCACCTTTTGAGCGAGCTTCCGAAAGTAGTCCGGGTCTTGCTTTTTGAGCTTGGCCGCCCGGAGAGCGGCCGCCTGTTTTCTGCCATGACAAGTCACCTTATTTTTTACCTTTCGTGTCAGGGCCAGAGATAAACAGCTTTACCAGTTCGCGAACCGAACCGACAATGACTGCCAAGATGAATACGCCTATGATGACAGCACCGCCTACCAGCACCATCTTGATTATAAAGTTTATAATTTCGAGAATGTCCATTTTCCCTCCTTTTCTCGATACTTAAATATACAAGCCCTGAAGCCGTTGCAGGCTCTTCGAGCGCGGATCTTGATACAGCATGTCACCATAGCCGGTTAGCGATTCGGCCCCGGTTTGATCAAGAATGATTTTCGAGTTCATACTGGTGGTGACACTAAACGCTATCTTGGTTGGAATATTTGCCTTGATGAGGCCGGTGACGACATCGGCACTCGGCCGCTGAGTAGCCAGCACCAGGTGGATACCGACGGCGCGAGCTTTCTGCGCCAGGCGGATAATCGACGTTTCGCAGCTTGGCGCAGACGACTTCATGGAGCCTTTGAGCGACACCTGTAGCATTTTTTGAGTGATGCGGCCAGTTGGGCTCATAGCTAAAGCTTCGTTCATAAACGCCGCGAACTCTTTATAGTCGATATTTTTGATGTCCGAGCCAGTGTCGGTCATGAGAAGATCGGCGAACTCGTCAATGACTACCAGAATGCGCGGCATATTGCCACCTTTATAGTCATCGATGGTGCGAACGCCAGCCTGCCGAAGCCGGCCGTAACGATCCTCCATCTGCTCGACCAGGCCATGGAGAACCTCTGCGGCATCGGCCGGTGTAGTGACGATATCGTTCCACAAGTGCGGGTCGCCATCATACAGCGACAACTCTACCTGCTTCGGGTCAATCAAAACCAGCTGAAGCTCGTCAGGAGTTAGCTGTTTTGTCAAAGCGTGAAGTATCACGTTGAGCAGGACAGATTTACCAGCACCAGTTTGACCAGCGATAAGCAAGTGCGGCATTTTGGTGATGTCACCATAGTGAACCTCGCCGAACACGTCTTCGCCGAGCGGAATCTCCATCGTGCCAGGTTTGAGGTGCTTGCTATCCTCAAACGGAACGACGCGACGGTCTTCATTCGGCACTTCAATGCCAACCAGGTCAGTGCCGCGAATCGGTGCTTCGATACGAACATACTTCGATTGAAGCGCGATGGCGATGTCGTCGGCCCGCTTGGCAATGGCACTCATGGCAATACCGCGGTTGGGCTTGAAAGTGTACTGAATCACCGAAGCGCCGATGTGGGTGTCGCCGGAGATACCACCGATACCAAACTCGGTAAACTTGCGCAGGATAAGCTCCTCTGGCGTGCCGTCCGAGCCGTCAATATCGACGGTGACATGGCGAGGCGCGAATTTGTCGGCCACCTTGACCTGCTTCTTGACGCGAGCAGCATCAAAGCCGACCTCCATATTTGAGACCAGCTCCATCGATTCAATGCCGCTGAGCGTATCGCTCGGGTTGGGGAAGAACTTCGAGTGGTCGTCATTGACATAGGCAAACACGTTGGTGATTATCTTCTGAGCGACCGGAGCGAACGCCAGAATCGATTCACGATCATAGACAACCTCGCGGCGCTGCGGCGAACCATCACGATTGATGGATCGTTTGATTTCGCCGAAGCGGACACCGGCGAACTCGCGGCCGTAGTGCTTCTCGGCCACAACCAGATAGATGTAACCCTGCAAAAGATACTTATAGTTCTCCTCTTCTTCGGGAGAATAAGCTCCAACCGTTTTATGGTCGTCGAGCCAAGCGCTGCCGTTTTCGTCCTCGTCAACCATGTCTATTTTGGCGACCATTGGAACGCCAGCAACTGATTCACGAAGCTTGACCTCGATATCGATGATTTTATGATACGAGGGAGCTTCCTCGAAGTATTTATTAACCAAGGTGGTGTAGTCCTTGATCATTTTTTCGCGGCTGCCAGTTTTGCCATAGTCGATTTCGTAGTCGCTGGTGAAGTTTATCTCCTCAAGCCCAGCCGAAACTGACGCTTGAATATCAGCCCCCTTGTAGTATTCCTCGAGTGCTTTGTGAAACGCCGTGCCGACAATCGCAGCCGGCGATTTAGCGTTGTCCCAAATCCCAGCGACATAACGCTTGTGAAACTCTACCTGATTTCGCAAGAACGAAATGATGGCAGAATAACTAAGATGATCAACTCTATTCGCCATCGACTGTTTCTCCCTCGATTACGTTATTTGAAGTCAGCTCCTCCTCGACATAAATACCAGCGATATCGAAGCCAGCGCGAAGAGCGTTCGCCTCGGCACACTTCGTGAGCATGACGCGTGGCATAGTTTTCCAGTTACCAGTCGGCCGGCCCTCTTTATTGGTTTTGACAAACTCTTCATAGAACGCCTGATACCGCGTTATTTCGTGCGGCGTAGTCTCGCCAGGGAAGCGGCCAAACACAGGCACGGTGACGGATTCTGGCAATTTATTCTCTTGATCATACGTGATAATGGCCGCACCGGTGTGAGTGTACACGCCACCAGCCCGCGCCATTTTACGCAAGCCGTGGATTGAAACGATCGGCGTTAGCTCATCGCGACAGCGAGACGAATCCCACATATAAACAGCATAGATCTCTTTCTTGAATGGATTCAATCCATATTGATTGGCCACGGCCAGAAACAGTTTCAAGTCCTCGATCGGCCGAGCCGCGCCGTTTTTGGTAAGGCCGAGAACGGAGCGATGAAGTGTCGCGAGCATTTTCTCTTTTGAGAGCCGCGTGTTCTTATCGAAAAGGCCAGCAGCGAGAGGCACGATGTCAGAGTAGAGATTCTTGCCTCTCTTCGCGACAGCGCGCTTGGCGTCTTTTTCTGGATCGACGACAGGCTTAGTGGTTGATATTTCAGGTGTTGTCATACTTGGTAGTCCTTTCGTTTATTTTACCTACTCCCAGTGTAGCCGAACACGGGCGAAAAGTCAACCCCATATTTAATTATTTTTACCACGAAAAATCCCCGCTCGCAGTCGGGGACTTTCCGGATACTGTCATTTAAGGCCAGGCGCTGACCACGCTTCGGGCTAAACGATCGAACTACCAATTCTAAAGCTTTTACCCGAGGCAACTGTCAAGCGCCTGGTTCGCTCTAGGTAAGGGTGGGCATCACCTAGGGCGAACTTGACGCTCGACAACAATGATATCAGAATAGAGACAATTGCTCAACCTCTACTTTGCCGAGCTTAGCGGTCAAGACGATGAGGCGACGCTTATCGACATCAACCGTGCGGCTGTTAAACTTGGCAGAATAAACCACCAGCAGATCAGACATCACTTTTTGAGCTAAGCCGAGATCAGCGATTGCGGCCTCCAGCTCCTCATCGGCGGAGCGAACGGCTGGGCTTTCCGAAATGGCGATCGCCAGCTTGTCGCGAGCCGAGCGAACCTGAGACTTCAAGTCGTCAAGGTCTTGTTTTTCCTCGAGATCACCCACCAAATCCTCGCGGTTTTCTTTCGCGGTGCGAAGTTTGAGCTTAGCTCGCAAAATGTTTGAATGAGCCAGATAAATAGCATTGAGAAACTCCTCGCGAGATTTTGGCTGGACGTTAACCTCCGCAGGCTCGTCATCGGCCGGGATTTCAATAACGTTCTCCTGTACCGGCTGTTCTCGCCGGGCAAGCGCTTGATCGATAGTTTCAAGCGCCATTTTTGGTGTTCTCCTGTTGTTCGGCTTCGCGGCGAAGCTGAGCGTCTTTCATGTGTTTGTTCATGGTACGCCAAACCATGCGAGATTTTGGCTTGAAAGCTTTATAGGCTTTTGCGAGCCGGCGACGCTCGGCGCGGTTGCGCGGCTGCATTGGTTTTTGTTTTTTTTGCATTGGCGTTTCTTGCATTGGCAGTTCTCCGTTTAATTTGACTTTTCAATTGTACAATGAGTCCAGTCAGAATTGCAAGTGTAACCAGCAGGCGGAACGCAGCCTTTTTCGCCGGCCATCTCATAAAACGGACACTGGCCGACAGTCCCGACGTACGATTCTGGATTGCCAGGCGTTACCGGTTTATTAGTGAATGGAATGTGCGCGCCCTGCTGCGGAGCGGGAGCTGGCGACGGTGCTGGGGCAGGGGCAGGGGCAGGAGAAGCCGGCTGCGGCTGAGCTACCGGTCGTCGCGCTTCAGTATTTCGACTGCTATGCACACTTGGACGATTGTCAGCAGAAACAGTAGCAGGCTGGTCAGTCTGTCCGGTTGTTTGCACCTCTGAGGGTGTCTGGTCGGACGTATCCGACTTTTCCTCCTTTTTCACTTTTTCAGCCTTTGGCTTTGATTCCGTGACAGCGTGAGGCTGCTCAGGAGCTTGACTGAACGCAAAAACAGCCACTCCACCAGAAAACGTCACGGCGACTATGGCAGAAGCGATCAGGACGCTACGCTTGGTTATTTTTGGTAATTTCATGGTGATTCCTTTCGTTTAATTTAATTATCGAGGGAGGCCGATGGCCGACTATAAGTCGGCACATCGGGCATCGCTCAGCGTGGTGGTTGCAGTGCTAAAGTCGACTGCGGTGAAGTGAACGCTGTAGCCACAAAGCTTGTTGCGAAGTATATTGTCAAGCTCCTCAGCAGCCAGAACGGTACGACCATCGATGGTTGTCTTTCTAAGCTCGATGGTGATCACTTGGTTATGCTCGAGCATGAAGTCGGCCGTAGAGGCCATCATGATTAGAAGCCCGGCGACATCATCAGGGTTGTTGAAAGCTATCGCGTCGTGGTCGGTTTTGATAAAGTAGGTTGCTTGGTACATTTTTGGTAGTCCTTTCGTTAACTTGATTGTACTCTTATATTAGCAAACACGAGCGATAAAGTCAACACTTTCGGCAAAGATTATTCGAGATTTTTATGGGGTTGTGGAAAACTCCCCAAAAATCAGAGGTCGGAGCTGTCATCACGCTGCCGATTGATAAGCTCATTGACTGCGAACAGAGCATAGGCGTCAGCGTAGTATATGCTCGATTGGCGGCGAGCGGTGGCCTTGCGCGGAGATATCAGCGAAGCGATCCTCCAGACCAGCCGGTCGCGCCGGCAAGCATGAGCCAGCCGAGACTTGGCTATCATCAGAAGCTCCTCGTCACTTTTATCTTTCAAGCCTTGCCAGCCGCGAGCGACAAGGACGCGGCGAACATCTTCAGGTTTTCTAAACAGCGACATAATCCTCCTCATAACATTCATCGAAGCCAGAGTAGCCGTAGTATTCGTTATAGGCCGTCATAGCGTCTTCATCGATTAAGCCACCGCAGCATTCGCAGATGTAAAACGGGCAGTCGACCTCATAATTTACCGCCCGAGCCGGCGACATCAGCAGAAAGTCGCACAAGCATTCATGCGGCGGATTGACCGCCACTGGGGCGGGAGTTGGCAGATCTAAATTTACAACATTAATCTTTGTCATTTTCTTCCTCAATTTTCATATAGCCGATCAGACGAACTTTGCCAGAACCAGCATAGTTGTATATTTGTTTGCAGTCTTCTGGGTGAAAGTCCTCCGGTAGCCGATAGACCCCGGCGTAGTTGCCGGCCGAGCGGCCGAGGCCAACAAACATCATCGGCTGTGGGCATTGCACCGGCAGTGTGACCAGGAAGCGTTCACCCTCGGCAAGGGGGCGGACTACGCCATTAAACGCGTCCGCCACTACGATATTGTTCGTCATTAAAGCTCCTCACCCAGCAGGCGGCGCTCAAGAGCGTCGGTCACTGTTCTGATGTCCTGGATTTTTTCAGCCACGTCCTCTTCCCATACTTCCTCGTCGCCACTTTCAATGGCCTCCAGAAGTTCCTCGTTGACGAGAGTGGTCAATTTTTCGTATAGCTCTTTTGAGCTTAGGTTCAGGAGTTGATATGATGAAAGCATTTTGGTAGTCCTTTCGTTAACTTGATTGTACTCTTATATTAGCAAACACGAGCGATAAAGTCAACACTTTCGGCAAAGATTATTCGAGATTTTTATGGGGTTGTGGAAAACTCGAGATGATCGTGAATATCCTCCCAAGTTTTGAAAACTCGCCCGCAAGCTGAACACCAGTAGACAGAATCCCCTGTCTTTTTTGTGCGGCGGCGCTGGGCCAGCCGGTGCTTTTCGCCATTAGCAGTTTTGACTGTGAAAATGTGAGCGTAGCAATCAATAGTCGATTCCTGGTGATATTCGATAAAGTACATGGTGATGTAGCCGCACCGACCGCCGGAAGCGCCATCGTCCGGATTTAATTCCTCCGGCTCTTCATCTTGCCGTTTGGCCCGAGCGCGCCAGTACCATGACATGTCAACGCCGCGACTTTCCATCTCATGAGCGCGAGCGTCAGTATCGGCGCGGCTCACTTGATAGCCTCCAGCTCCTGCTTGAGTAGCCAAGCGAACATACGTTCGGGACTTTTGACGGTTGGATCAAGAGCCATCGATTGCAGGTAGAGAAGCTTCTGCGTGCCAAGTTTCAAAACGGCATTGCAATAAAACGGCAAATATCGCCTATCGCAGAACACTCGTTCGTTTAATGACATCACGAAAGACCTCGCGTCAGAATTAGTGATGCCCCTGCGAGATTTAGATTTTTTTGATTTCCCCTCACTGTAAACAGTAATTTTATCTTGTTTGTTTTTATTGTCAAGCCCATTTTTTATGTGCAGTTCCGACAAGGTAGCGCAGGCCGTCTGTGCTGTCCTGTCCTGTACTGTTCTGTACATTTAGGTGTTGCCTTTCTACCCCAAGCATGCTACAATTAAAGAGTAATATCCTTACCGTCTCTCAAGACAGCAAGAACACAACCAGAGTAGCAGCTCTGGGTTTTTGCTTTTTAATATCCTTACCGTCGCCCCCGTTAGAGATTTGCGAGCCTACAATGCTCAGCGACATGCCACCATGATAACTCACCACCCCCCCCGCGTCAAATCAAGCCTGTGGAAAACTTGTGGATAACTTGTGGAAAACTCGACCATGGAACAGAGACGGCGACAGAAAAATAAAAATCCAAGCCGGCTGTTTATTTTCAAGAATCCCAAGTGGAGGGCTTGAAATATGGGGTAGCAAGCGTTATAATGATAAGCACAATAAACTAAACGAAAGGAGCTACCACATGGCTGGAACTGTAGCCGGCGGCAAAAAGGCCGCGGCTAAAAACCTACAAAACAATCCGAACTTCTATCGCGATATCGGACGAATCGGCGGTAGAAACGGTAACACGGGAGGCTTTGCGGCCAACCCGCAGCTGGCACGAATCGCTGGCGCTAGGGGGGGGCGAATCAGCCGTCGCAGGAAAAAAGTAACCGCGAGCCAAGCCGATGATTAAAACTCGGCTCAAAGACGGCCGCACCTACGCGAAATTCGCTGACCTAACCCCGTGGGACAAGAACCCGCGAGACATCAAGCCGGCGAAGCTCAATCAGCTAATCCGCGACATCGAAAAAGCTCGAGCTATCACACCAGACGGCCAAATCAAGCCGGTCATGGTAACTCGCAGCGGAATCGTTGTCGGCGGAAACATGCGAATGCGAGCCTTTGCGAAACTGGCGGTGACGGACGTGTGGGTGTCGATCCTCGACACAGACGACCCGAAGCTGGCGTTCGAGTGGGCGATGCGCGACAATATGGCGTATGGCTACTACGAAGAAGACAAGCTGGCCGACCTGGCACAAGAACTCGACATCGACATTGAAACGCTGGGCGAGCTGACGATCCCGGAAGACCAGTCGGTCAAGACCATCGCTGAGATTATCGGCGACATACCCGAGGATCCCGAAGTATTCGAGGACGAAGTCCCTGAAATCGAGGAGACCTACCAGTCAAAGCGTGGAGCGGTTTATCAGCTGGGCCAGCACCGAATCATGTGCGGCGACTCGACCAGCGAGGCTGACGTCGAGAAGTTGATGGCCGGTGAAAAAGCGGTGATGGTATTCACCGATCCCCCGTATAACGTGAACTACGCTGGACGGGGAAAGAACACCAGCAACACCATCAAGAATGACCACATGGACGACGCGAAATTCCAGGAGTTTCTGGAAGCGGTGTTCTCCACAATGAAGTTCGCCTCAAAGCCAACGGCGCCGGCGTACGTTTGCTACGCCAGCCGAACGCACCGCGAATTTGAAAATGCCCTCAATGAGAACGACTACAGCGTACGCTGCCAGATTATCTGGGTGAAGCCAGTGGCAAGCATGGGCTGGGGTAACTACCGCTGGAAGCACGAGCCGATCCTCTACGCTGTCCCCGACGGAAAATCGGTCCAGTTTTATGGCGACCGCAAGCAGTATACGCATTGGGAATTTAAGCCAAGCGACGCAGAGCTGCTAAATTGGGCGAAGTCGCTACTGACTGAAGAAGAGGAGGACGACACGTCCGTCTGGAAAATTGGCCGCGAAAACGTCATGGGTTACGAACACCCGACAAGCAAGCCGGTGAAGCTGCCTGCCAAAGCGATCCTGAACTCGAGCCGAGCCGGCGAGACGGTGCTCAATTTATTCGCTGGGGGGGGTTCAACTCTTATCGCTTGCGAACAGACTGATAGGATTTGCCGAACAATGGAACTTGACGAGCGATATGTCGATGTGGTGCGCAAGCGCTACGCTCGCTTTATTGGTCGCGAGGACGATTGGGAAGCGGCGACACCAGAGGTAAAGTAACATAACCAGAATGGAGACCAAGAATGGAAGCAAAACCATTTGAATACAAAAGCAGCCGAGGCGTGACGTACTATCTGTATAGCCACGTCACCACGCTGCGAAATAAGCAGAAGCATACGATTTACTTCTTCTCGAAGAAAAAGGAACTGAAGTACAAAGCCGAGCCGGCAGTGCCAGCTGGCTATCAGGTCAAGGAAGTTAAACGTAACGGATTTGTCCTGCTAAGAAAGGCACTGGGTTAGCATGAGAGTGACAGCAGAATGGGTAGCGCCGGGCCACCCAGACAAAATATGCGACCGGATAAGCGACGCGATTCTCGACGCTTGCCTGCGCCAAGACCCAAAATCACGAGTGGCGGTTGAAACGTTAGGCGGCCACGACCTGCTGGTGATTGCCGGCGAGGTGACCACCAAAGCCGAAGTCGACTACGAGGATATCGCTCGCAGAACAATCGCGAACGAAAAAACCAAAATCATCGTGAATATCGTCGAGCAAAGCCCTGAGATTGCAAACGGCGTCGACAACAACGGCGCAGGCGATCAAGGCGTGATGGTCGGCTACGCAACCGCCGAGACCAAAGAATTAATGCCGCTCGAGGTCTGCTTGGCGCGAAGCTTAAGCAGCCATCTGAGAGCTGGCCGCAGCCAACTGCAAGACGGCAAGACGCAGGTAACGCTTGACCACAACGGCAATCTTGAGACAATCGTCGCCAGCTGGTGCGGAATGAGCCGAGACGAGATCAAAAACATTATTGAGAAGTGGCTGTCGACTATACTGCTTGACTATGACGTCGCTGCAGCAGATACGTTATCGGTGCTGATCAATCCAGCCGGCGATTGGAACATTGGCGGCTTCGATGCCGACACTGGCCTGACCGGCCGCAAGCTAGCCATCGATAATTACGGCCCGCGAGTGCCGATCGGCGGCGGAGCTTTCAGCGGCAAAGACTTCACCAAAGTCGATCGGAGCGGTGCATACATGGCGCGACACTTGGCGATTCGCTGCCTGATGTATTACCGAAACGATATCACGCAGGACGCTGCTATCGTCGACTTTAGGCCAGTGGCCGTCATGACGCGCCTAGCCTACGCGATCGGTTATCCACGGCCGGTGGAAGTCACTGCCACGCTTTACCGTGAAGACGGAAGCTTCGAGGTACGAGACTTGCTGCGCGAAGACATCGACGTTATCTACGGCTACGACCTATCGCCAGCAGGAATGATCAAACACCTGGACTTGGGCGGACGCAGCAATCCAAGCTGTGAGAGCCTGGCGATGTTCGGACACTTTGGCCGTTGGAGTACGCCGCGGCCAGCGTGGGAGAATCTCGACGCAGAGTACGCGCCATCGCTTGCATCGATACTAAATTCAGAACACAAAATCAGGGAGGCGAAATGACAATGACACAATACAGATTGAAGCATGACCTGCCGAACGCTAAAGCCGGTGACATATTCGAGGTCGAGGAGGGCTGTGTCGGCATGTTTAAGATTGATAAAAGCGGCGAGAATGACGAAAGAGAATACTTTTTCGACACAGGCGAAGTCGTAAACTTCGGCTATTGGTTTCAGCTAGTAGAATCAATTCCGGGCGACATCTCATTCAAGCCAGCCAAGGGCGATTACTGTTGGTATTTAAACGGCCGACTAGCACCGGCTAAAAAGGTTTGGCTAGACGACGAATCCGACAACGAACTTCGAAATTTAGGTTTAATTTTCAAAACCTGCAAGGAGGCGTACCGCGCCCGCATGGCTCGGCGCTCTAAAGTTAGAATCCAGCGCGCCGCTCTCCAGACCGGCTTCAGACCGAAGTGGGATCAACTCTCCCAGCCGAAATGGTATCTGGTGTACAACCTGAAGAGCCGCAGACTCGTACCAGCGCTGGCTGGTCCGGTGAACCCAGGAGCGATTGCCTACTACGGCGAACCAGGCCCTGCGATTCGCGCCGGCCGAAAATACCGCAGAGAGTACCTGCTGTGCTTAGGCGTGATCGATGATCCGGAAGCGCCGCTGCCAGAGATTGACAATGAAAACGATAACGGCGCATTGGGCTTCCGCCAAGGCTCGATATCAGGGCAAAGTATCGGTTGGTGGGGAATTGATAAGGGAAAAGATGACAGTGACGATGACGAGGACGAGAGTGATGATAGATGAAGTGCCGAAGCTTGACGAGCGCAGCCTGCGAATAGTTGCGCTCGCCCGCTCGGGCGTTGGCGGAGAAAAAGAAAACGCCCGCAGGATTCTGCGGCAGATTTGCGAGAAGAAGCACCTGGACTTTGATCAGGTGCTGGCCGGCACGAATGACGAGATCACCGAACGCAGGCTCATACTTGGCCGGCTGACCAAAGATGAAGTGAGCGTCATCGCTCGCGTCATCATGAACTTTGGAATGGACGAAGACCATAAAACGCTCAATGTATTGTACTACAACAATAAACCAACCGGCTTTGCATTTGAGTGCAACAAAGCGACATTCATCGAGGCCGAGCATGCGGCTAACATTTATCTGCTGGCATTTCGCAAAGAACGCCGCCAAATATTAAACAGCCTCAGCACAGCATTCGTCATCAAGCAGCAGCTGCATATGCCTGAATTTTTGCGAGAGGAAATGACCGCAAATGACGACCGAGAGCTGACTAAAAAAGAGCGAGAGAAGCTGGAGCGCGATCACACCCGAGCCGTTATGATGGCGGCCGGCATGGACGGCGTCCAGGTTCGCAAAGCCCTAGAAGCGAATGGACGATAATAAAACTACAGGGGTGGCGGCGACAAGCGCCGCGCCCCATACAAATAAGTAGATTGAAAATGGAATCAGAAAACAAAACAGTGCAGCTGCCGCAGACTAGCCTCGGCATGCACAACCTAATGATTGACCTATCGCTTGAGTTGGAGTGTATCGTGGGCGGATTTCAGAACTGGGATCTTGACCCCGATAACCTAAAACACATGGCCGCCGCCGCAAAGATTATCAAGAATATATCAAAATACTGTGTTTACGATCAGGAATACGCTGACGCAAAAGAGCGGATACCGGAGATGATCAACAAGCTCGATGAAGCTTACCAGGAGGAGGGGCAGTAAAATGGTCACGCTACATACATTCGACCTTTGCAAAAAGCTGCACGAGCTGAAACCGGATTGGACACCGGAGGATAGGCTATTTATCCGGCGCGAGGGTGATAATCCAGAAGTTGTCAAAGACCCTAAATTTGTCTATCGGGTTGATCAAGCGCCGAGGTTTACAGCCGACTATTTGTTGGAGAAGCTGCCGAACCGCATTCTTGATGGCTTCGACTACGGCATGCTGACGCTCTCCACTCGGCAAGGATCGTTCAGATATGGTTGGGTGGCATCTTACGACAATGACGCAGGCTATCCGATAGGCGACATATGCGGCGTTGCAGAAACCGCACTGGACGCGTTGCTAGAGCTGACTATCGAGATGATCGAGAGAGGGGAGATCTAACTATGTGGCCATCATGCGAAAAATGCGGCAGGCTCTGCGTGAGGTTTGACGACAAGCTGTGCGTGTTTCATAAAGCTGATCGCGGCGACTACAATAGGTCAAAGCGCGGCACTCGCCGCAAGAAAGCCAAGCAAGTCGAGCCGGAGAACGCCAAGCCAGTATTCCCGTGGTCGACAAAGGACGGATATTTCAATGGCGACATGTTCGAGGATTGGCTAAACTCGACGCTCGATCCAAGCGACCCGTACTTCGAGCTGCAAAGAGCAATCAAGGCGCGCGACGCTAAACTGTGGCTGCAATTGTCCAACGAAATAACCAAAACGCTGAGAGAGACAGTGCTGCTGCGAAATCGGAAGTAGCAAGCAAAAGCAAAGGCCGGCGGATAATCCCCGCCGGCTACTATCTTGCTAGGCTCTACTTTACGCGGCGGTAGCTCTTGGCTTTGGCTGCGTCATGCTCGTAGTAGGTGCTGATGGTGATACCGTCGATAATCTTGCCGCAGATGTAGGCAGGGCCGCACATCGTCTTCTGCTTGTTTGACAGACGGACGAACTCGCCACGCTCGGCAAAACGTCGGTCAAGCTCTTTATGGGTAGCGTCAACCAGCTCGTCAACATCTTTGAATTCAGTGCCGACCAGCTCCATGCCGCCGCTCCTGGAATTGAGAATGTGTAGTAGCTGTGGTGTGTCGTAACTTTGCAAGGTTGTCATTTTGGTAGTCCTTTCGTTTAATTGATTGTACTTTAAGTATAGCAAACACGAGCGATAAAGTCAACCATTATTCCAAATAAAAACGGATAAAATACGCATAAAGTACGAGTAGCCTGTGGAAAACTCACAAGTAGTAAAAGCAAACAATCGCACCAGAAGCCACGTAGCCACACGTAAGAGGTAGTAGAGCATTGATTAAACAAATTTGGTATTATTAAGACAGAAAAGGCTAGGAGGAACTATCAATGACTAAGACAAGCACTGCGATCAAAACTAAACGTAAACGAGCTGCAACGCCTACGTATAGCTGGGACGTGGTTCAAGCCGAACACGAATATGTGACAAACTCCAAAATCACCATGGCCGAGATTGCGAAAAAATATGGGATAAGCAATCGCATGGTTTCAAAGTATGCTGCTCAGCATGAGTGGACTGAGAAACGCAAGACGTGTATGGACAGGGCGCTCGAGAAGACCATGGACGAACACGCCAAAATGATATCTGAGCGAAACACTGCCCACCTGGGCATGTGGAGAAACGCACAGATAGCAGCCATGAATTCCCTGAAGCGAGCCGACAGCCAGAAAAAAACAGGCGACGTGACTAAATCGATTTACGCCCTCCAAGCCGCCATCGACGGCGAACGAAAAACGCTTGGCCTGCCGACAGTCATTAACAAGACCAGCGAACCGACCGACGACCAGGAACGCGACACTCTAAACCTAGTAGAAGCCGCCGAGCGAGCTGAGCAGTTGCTCAAGGAAGCAGATGAAAAGGCCGGCGAATCTTGATGAAGCGCGTGCCATCGCCGCCGTCATGGAAGCCAGCCGACGAGATCCGAACTTTTACGTAGAGAACGTTATCGGCGACAGCCTGTGGGACAAGCAGCAGGAGGTGCTGCGAGCGATTGCCAAGAACCGTATCGTAACCGTCGCCAGTTGCCACGGCATTGGCAAGACGCACCTCGCCGCCCGAGCCGCTCACCAGTTTCTGAACACCTACAAAAACAGCTACGTGGTGACCACCGCGCCGACGTTCCGGCAGGTCGAGGAGTTGCTCTGGCGACAGATCCGCGCCGTCCACAAGAAATCAGCAATGGCGAGAAGCGGCCGCCTGCTGAAAACCATGCTGGAATATTCAGACGAATGGTTCGCTATCGGAGTTAGCTCCGACGACACCGACAAGATTCAGGGATTCCACCCAGCCAGCGGTAACATCTTGGTTATCGTTGACGAGGCGGCCGGCGTGTCCGAGGAGACGTTCGTCGCCGTAGAAGCCATCATGACATCACTCGGCGCACACGCTTTGTTTATCGGAAACCCCACAAAGCTGAGCGGCACGTTTTACAACAGCCATCACATCGACCCGAAAAGCTGCAAGATACGAATCAGCTGCTTTGATACGCCGAACTTTACGAACAACGGAATCGAGACCATCGAGGACTTGAAGAATCTGGACGAGGAGGCGCTGGAGATTGTCGCACCGTACCTGATCACGCCGCAATGGGCCGCCGACAAGATAACGCGCTGGGGAGTGGACACGCCGATGTTCCAGAGCCGCGTACTTGGCCAGTTTCCGACGGCCGAAGTCAACACGCTCATACCGCTTGAATTTATCGAGGCGGCAATGACACCGGAGCGCCTGGCAGAGCTGCAGGCCGCACAGAGCAAAGACGAGCCGCTGAGCGTTGGTGTCGACGTGGCTCGCTTCGGCGACGACAAGACTGTTATCACTAGACGTAAAGGCAGCATTGTCACCAACCAGCACGCATACTCGAAAGAAGACACCGAGCAGACAGCAGGCCGCGTCAAGATGATTTATCCAGCGCCAGAATTCATCGGCATTGACGAGGACGGCCTCGGTGGTGGCGTGGTCGACAAACTGACCCACGACAAGATCGACGGCGTGGTCGGCATACTCAACAACTCGTCAGCACGCAAAGATGATACCGGGCTGACATTCGTGAATCTACGCTCGCAGCTGTGGTGGAACTTGGCCGAACGCTTCAAGAGCGGCAAGATTTACATACCGCCAGAATTTACCGAGCTGGCCGCCGAGCTATCAGCAATCCGCTACGACATTACGCGGCAAGGAATTGCCGTGGAAACCAAAGAGCAGCTGAAGAAACGCCTGCACCGCTCGCCAGACCGCGCCGACAGCCTGATGTACGCGTTCGCTAACTTTGTGCAGCAGGCTGAAGTCCAGCGAATCGCGGTGGCGAGGAGGCGACAAAAATAACGGCTATGGTGTACAATGATTTTATAAAGCTATAACAAAGTAGGAAGCGCGCTCAATGAATATCAGCCTAACATTTGCCAAAGACAAAAAAGACAAGCGGACACCGCCGAAGCTCGACCAGCAAACCGGCTCGGCGGTGACCAAGATGCAGAAGCTGTACGAGAAGTACGCGGTTGACAACCGCAAGCTCAAGGCGGCCGACTTTGAGAAGCTGCGCAGCATTGACGGCACATTCCTAGCCATCAACAACCTACTGACGCTGCCGATTTTGGCGAGCGAGTGGGCGATTGAGACCGACGAAGAGTTCGATCCGACAGGCGAGCAGGCTGAACTAGTAAGAAATTCTTTCGAGTTGCCGCCAGAGCGCGGCGGCATGTCAACGCCATTTCACTTGGTGCTGGCTGAGATGTTGCGAGCCTTGAGCGAGGGCTATCGCTACTTTGAAAAGGTCTACACGTTAAACGCCGACGGCAAAATTGTCTACCGCAAGATTGCCGGCTACGACGCAAACACGATCACCATCAGAACTGACGACAAGGGCGGGTTCGACGGGGCTGACCAGCGGATAAATCCTGGCGAAGAGCCAGTCCACATACCAGTCGAGAAATCATTCCTGTTTACGAACAGCAAGGAACGCAACTGGCTCAAAGGCGAGAGCTTGTTCACTGCGGCCGCTTATCACTGCGAAGAGAAGCACAAGCTGTACTACTTCGGCCGCCTCCAAGCACAATCCGGATCGATACCGCCACGCGTTGCAGTCGCCGCCGAGCGAGCAACCTCTGAGCAGATGAGCGACGTCGCCGAGAGACTGTCGGACACGGTCGAGATGAACAGTGCCGTAGTTATGCCGTTTGGCTATCAGATGGTCGACGCAAAGACGAATCAGCGGGTGGACATCATGCCGCTTATCGACCACCACAACCGAGAGATGACTAGGAGCGTGCTGGCCCAAGCAATCATGCTCGGCGACAATTCGGGTGGGAGTTGGGCGTTAAGCAAAGACCAGACCGACCTGCTCAACCTGGTGCTTGAGGGGATCATGAAAAACGTCGAGTACCACATCAACGCCTACCTGATACCAGACCTGACAGAGCTGAACTTTGCCAAGCCAAGTTATCCACGCTTTAAGTTTGCCAAGCTAACCGACAGTACGGTCGGCATGTTGTCCGACGCATTCACCCAGATCCTCTCGCAGCGGCCAGAAGCCTTGTCCGACGAGCTGGTGCAAGCGATCGTGGAGCGCATGGCTCTGCAGATGGGCATTGACCTGAGCGAAATTGAAAAGGCACAGGCAGAAGCCAAGCTCGAGCAGAAGTCACGGTCAGAGGAATCCTCCCGTTTTTTATCAAGCAGCGCCGAACCGACATGGCGGCGCGAACTAAACGACGCTGAGAAAAACGTAAACCTGTCCGCCCTCGACAAGAAAATGGACACGCTCGAGGACACGCTCGACACAGAGACTGAATCAATATTCGAGGCGGTCAAAGACGAGGCCACGGAGGCACTCAAAGCGCTTGAAAAGCAGGGCAAGGAGCTGAGCTACAAAGTTAGCCACGAATTGCGACAACGCTACTTCAAAACGCTTCAAGCAGCAATGACGGACGGCTTCAATTATGGAAAAACCGCAGCAGCGAACGAACTCGGCAAATTAGCGCCGGCGACAGACAAGGCCGACAAGCAACGAATAGCCGACCGAGCGCAAGAATTCGTCGACCTGCAATTCGGTGATGTCGAGGCTGAGATAGCCGCACTGGTTGGCGACCAGGGTTCGAGCGAGATGGCGCGCCGGCATTTCAGCGAGGGAGCTATTGACGACGTGCTGGACGACCTGGCAATAGCGCTGCTAGCCTACCTAGCTGCTCACACCAAGCTAGGCAATACCGTGGCAGTGGCCGAATCAATCAACACCGGCCGAACCAAGATGTTCAAGAAATACGACGAGGATATCGACCGATACGTTTACTCGGCAATCCTCGACAAGAAAACCTGCCAGACCTGCCGCGAGCTGGACGAAAAGGTGGCAACGCCAGAGGAATACGCCACCACGCCGTGGCAAACGCCGATCCACTTCAGATGCCGCTGTATCTGGATTGCGGTGTTGGCCGAGGAGGAAGAGAAGCCAGAGATAACCGGCATGCCGACTATCGCCGGCGGATTAGCAGGAAGCCAACTGCTGCAGCCATCTACCTAAAAGTGATTAAAATATGCTATTGTTAAAACAAGAGGAAAAAATGTCATGACAAAGATTAATCAACACAACAACACGCGAACGGTAGTGATGCTCTCCAGCAGCACACTATCCGCTAAAGATAAAGGTGAAGAGGGCGACTGGAAAGGCCGCCGCTTCCGCAAACAAATAGCGGCGTTCGGCCAGCTGTATTCTCCGTTTGACGGCGAAGAGTGCGAACTGCTGGACGAAGCGTGGGCCGAGGAGATGCTGGCTAACTTTGAGGCCAAGCAAAGTGGCAAGATCCCGACGCTGCCACGAGTAAGTATCCCGTTCGATCACTGGAGCGGCACGAAAGACAACGCCGGCGAGGTGGTGGCTCTGGAGATTGTGCCGGGCGACGGTGTATACGCCACGCTGGAAATCCGCGACTACGAGGCTTTGTACCGATTAGAGCAGGACTTGGTGTTCGACGTATCGATGTGCTTCAACTGGCACTACATCGACACCCGAACCGGCGACGACCGCGGCATTGTGTTAGAGCATGTCGCTCTGGTCAATGACCCATTTATCACTGGCATGAACGCATTTGAAGAAGCACCTGAGCAATTGAAGCGAGACGAGGTAGAAAAAGCCGAAGCCTACCTCGATAACTTCAATCGCCGGACGAATGCGGTCGTGATGTTTAGTAAAAATAAAGTAGAGGAGCTTGCAAAAATGCGCAAACATTTCAGCAAAGATACCGAGGGCGAAGAGCCGGAGGTTGTCGAAGTAACCAATGACCGCGACTTTGATGTGGTCATAACCGTTAAAAATGACGACGGCGAAGATGTCAGTAAAACCGTCAAAGCTGGCGAAACCGTAGAAGTCCCAGCCGACCAGGAAGAGGCTGTGAAAAAGCAAATTGCCGACGCAAAAGACCCGAACGAAAATGAGGGCGAGGGCGACGACAAAGAAAACATGTCTCGTGAGGGCGAAGCCGACGAGGACAAAGACGGCGAAGACAAAGCTGATGAGGGCGATGGCGAAGCTGGCGAGACCGACAAGAAAGGCGAGGGCGACGACAAAGAGAACCTGAGCCGGAGCGAGCGCGAGGAGCTATCACGGCTACGTGCCGAGCGGAATCAAGCCAAAGCCGAGACTGCATATCAGACAATGCTGTCCGCCGGCATGATTGTCCCAGCGCAGAAAGACGCGTTTATGCAGCTGCACCAGAACCTGAGCAAAGCCGGTGGCCGCGTCGAGTTTAGCCGCGATGGCAAAAAAGTTGAATTATCTACAACAGAATTGCTAGAGGAGCTTGTAAAAGCAGGCGGTAAGCGTGTACAATTTAATCAGACGGGCTCGACGAACGGCGAAGCCGCTGACAAAGACGACGCAGCGATAAGCAAGAATCTGTCACAAGAGGAAGTCGAAGGATTAAAAGCCAACGGCATCACCACGAAGCAGATCGATGAATTGGCAGCGAAGTCGCCAGCATATGCCGAGGCGATGGCTCGAGTAAAAAGTAACGAATAAAAGGATTTGAAATGACTGCAATCACTTCATTCAAAGATGTTGCTCGTCAAGAGAACAACATCGGCCATCTGAAGCTTGCGCCAGGCGTAAGCATTCCAGAGGGCGCGCTAGTCGGTGTGAACGCGCAGGGCTTGGCAACCAACGCAGCTGAATCTACAGCTGATAAAGTTGTCGGCGTTGCGGCAAGTCCAGCAGGCGCAGGGCTTGGCAAAACTGCCGACCACGTCCAGTTCTGGACATACGGTGTGATCACCGTGAACGCAGCGTTCTCTGCAAAGCAGAGCGACATCGCTGCTTATGTAAAAGTTAAAGATAACCAAACCGTGGATAAGGTGACTTTGCCAGCCGACGCCGGCAAAGAGTGCGGCCGCATCGTCGAGGTGCTGAGCTCAAGCAAAATCCGCATCGCACTAAAAACGGTTTAATAAAGGATTGAAAAAGATATGGAACCAGTATTAGAACAATCAATCCTGACCAACTTCTTCGAGGCTTACGAAGCAACCGAATCGACCTCTGAAGAGCTCGCCATGAAAGTTACTTCAAAAGGTGCTTCTGAAGACTATGGCTGGCTTGGTCAGATGCACGGTCTGCGCGAAATGTTAGGCGAGCGCGTGCCGCAGAAACTCAAGGCCTACAAATACGCGCTGCCGAACCGCGAGTTCGAAGATTCAGTCGAAGTCAAGCACTCAGACATCAAGGACGACAAGACTGGCAAATATCTGACGACTGCGCGCTCGATTGGCCAGTTAGTCAAAGAGTTCCCAGACGAGCAAATCTATGGCGAACTGATGCCAAACGGCGAGAACGCGCCATGCTACGACGGACAGAACTTCTTCGATACCGACCACCCGATCAATGAAGAGACCTCTGCTGTTCAGTCAAACTACTTTACCAGCACGCCGCTGACAGCTGAAAACTTCGCTAAGGTTCGCTTGGCAATGCTGAGCTTCAAGGGCGACAAGGGCAAAGCCGTCAACAAGAAACTCGACCTGCGCTTGGTCGTTCCTGTACAGTTAGAAGCTGCTGCAAAGGCGATTGTTGAGCCAGAGAACATCGTCGTTGGTGGCGTTCCGGTTAAGAACCCGAACTACAACGCAGCCAAGGTCAAAGTCTCCAGCGAATTGACAGCCGACAAAGACTGGTACTTGATCAACGTCGCCGGCGAAATCAAGCCGTTCGTTATCCAGGAACGCGAGTACGAGCCACTGAGCTTCCTCGGCGAAAATAGCGAAAAGGGCTGGTGGAATAAGAAGTACTACTTCGGTACTTACTGGCGCGGCGCATTCGGCTACGGCTTGTGGCACCGAGCTATCAAGTGTAAAGGCTAACCGCCGACACGCAGAGAAATCGCCTCCGCTGGGGGCGATTTTTTGTGTTACAATTTAAGTATGAACTAACTTCATAAGAAAGGGATCGAAATGCCAAAAGTATCACTACGGCTATCCAACGAGATTATCACTAACGGCTTGTCTCGGCGGCGCGCCGGCTTGGTTATCCAACCAGGCAAACCACAAGAGTTTGACGTTGACGACGAGCAGCTGCAAGCTTTGCTCGACGACGCGTTCATCGAGGTCACTGTCCTTGACGAAACCGCTTCAGAAGCGACGGAAGCTACCGAGACGACTACTGAGCCAGAAGTTGTCGAGGGCGAGGTTGAAACCGCTTCAAATGAGGGCGAAGCAGAAGTCGAAGAGACTGAGGCTGCTGAAGCTGCTGATGTTGAAGTGCCAACTCCATCAAGCATTAAAAAGCAACCACGCGAGGCTGTCGTGGCACAGGCCAAAGAGCTTGGAATCGAGCTGGACTACGAAAACGAAACTGCTGTCACCAAGCAGGTGATGGCTGACGCTATCGTCGCGGCTCTTAAGGCGCAAAAGGAAGCTGCCGAAGCAGCACCGGAGGCGTAGAACTTTCATGAGCGCCAAGAACTTCACCTCCCTGCACGATATCCGGCGAGAAGCTGGACTGTTGCGGCAGACCACCGACAAGCACGTCATCGGTGAAGTTGATGGCGCGAACCGAGTGTTTTATGCGTCGCAAGCGCCGATCGTTGACCGCGACGGCGACGATGAGGTCACCAAAGCAGATGTCACCGCCTACGTTGACGACGACGCAGTAGCGGTTGAATCCGTGGACGCTGCCACTGGTGCTGTCGTCCTGGTTAAAGCACCGAAGCCAAACGCCAGAGTTATCCTAGCCTACGAATTCTCGGCCATTGAGCAGGCAGAAATCGAACGACGCAGGAAGTCGGCGGAGAACTGGCTGAAGCGGAAAGTGTCCAGGGTTTACAATTGGGCGACGCTGGACATGGCAAACTTCCCAGATGTATGGGAAGACGCAGTACGGCTGTACGCGGCCGCCCTGCTACAAATCAGCGACTGGGGAACGAACGTCGACGTTGACGGCTCGAGCAAAGACGGCTATATGAAGCTGAAAACCGCCAAGGACATGATCGACGAGTGGGTCGAGGACGCGGCCAATCTAGACCCGACCGACCCAAACATTGCGGCCGCTACCTCGGGGGCGTTTGCCAGCGACGGTGACCTGGTCGGCCGAATCAAGGGAAACCGAGCGCCGCTAAGCTCCGAAGTCGAGTTCTTCAATAAGAGGCGGTAGTCATGGCGATTTATATCTCTGGCCACGTCGAGGGAGACGTCCAGATATCCCGTCAATTTATGGGACTGGAGACCAACCTCCAGAACTTTCACAAGCCGCTCGATAAATCCCGCAAGCAGCTGTTAAAGACCACCGACGCGAACTTCGGTGTATCTGGCGCGTTGATGGGTGGCTGGCAGCCAAGAACGCAAATATACTCCTGGCCGCTTTTACAGAGAACCGGGAGAATGCGCGGAGACTTCCGCTCCAGCGTCAAAGTGAGCCGCATGGAGATTTGGAATCCAACACCATACTTCAAATATCATCAAAGCAACCGACCGCGCAGGAAGCTGCCGCGACGTGTTATGTTAAAAATAATCGCGCAAGACAAACGGCGAATCATGAAGTTCTTTCACGAGTGGCTGGTTGACGAAGTGCGAGAATCGAGGAGGGGCTAATGCCATTAAACCGAGCGCAGTACCGTGATCCAGTGATCGCGGCCATCATCAACTATTTAAAGCCGAAAGCACACCCAGATATTCGCACGTGGTATTATGGCGACACGTTGCTGATCAGCAAGAGCATGCTGCCAGCGGTGAGCGTGGCCATCGATGGCATGACGCTTGAAACTGATTCGACTGGCGACGACGTGACCAAGATGGCAATCACCATCAGCGTTATCACCGACATCAACGCTAACCAAGGCCGCGACTTTGACGTTGAAGCTGGCACAACGGAACTCTACGAAATCGTCTCTGGCAAGGACGACGACTTCATCTATACCGACGACAGTATCATGCGGCTGCTCCGCGAGAGGGTGCAGCTGGCATACGCGACCACGCCAGACGGCGAATCGGTGAGCGTCATGCTTGGCATTGAAGACCAGCCACTAAGCGTTGACTTCGGTATTGGCGTGGAGCGACGCGGCCCTGGCATATTCAGCGTTGAGGCGGCAATCCACACGACCGCCTACATTTACGCTCCGAAAATCCAAGAGAAGTACTAGCTGCCAAAAAGCTTTTGCCGTGCTACAATTAAAAGCAGAGGAGAACTCGATGGCAGAACTAAATAACAAACCAATCAAACCAGCGCCGGAAGTTGCACCTGAGCCGGCGGATTCTGGTGTCAAGGAGGCGTACTACTTCCCTGACTTTGAGGGTCACGAAATATCAGTCCAGGCCACCTCGCAAGAGGAGGCTGTAAAGTTGGCGAAAGAGAAGCTCGCCAAGGAGGTAAACAATGGCTAAAGTTATCGGCCGACTGACCACCATATTTATCGGCAATGAAACTACCAGAGGCACACTCGGCACGCCGACATTCGCAGTGCCAACCAAAACACTGAGCATTGACGACAAGCCGACGTATGTTCACAACGATAGTGCCTACGGCAATATCTCAGAACACAACGCCAGCGACGTCATCAACGTGACTGCCGAGGGCGGATACGACGGCAAAGTATTCGACCACATCATCGGCGCGGAACTGCGAGCCGTGTTCGGCCAAGCGCCAACCACGACCGACAAGTCGGGAGCGAAGCAGCACGTGTTTAAGATGATAAACAACAACAGCCACGACGCGCTGTCTATTTTCGTCAAAGAGCCAGAGCAGAAGTATTCGTACGAGCTGGGAATGGTTGAATCATTCACAATTACCGCAGCAATCGACGACTACCTGATGAGGTCTATCGACTTTAAGTCCCGCCGATCAAAGCCGTGGACTCCTGCCACGCCGCCAGCATTCACTCGCGGCCATGAGTTCCTGGCGCGAAACCTGGCAGTTAAGATGGCCGACACCGCAGCAGGACTTGCTGCTTCGCCAGCACGAAAAATCAAGTCATTCTCTCTTGAGATTTCAAAGAACCTGGACGTGCAGTACGTGTTCGGCACAGACACACCAGATGATATCCAGAACCAGCAGCTGAACGTGACCGGGTCGTTCGATTACTACCCAGCGCAAGAGGACGTGCGACAAGTATGCCTGAGCGGCAAACCGCAGGCCATTCAATTCATCGCTGAGAACAAGGCAGTGGAAATTGGCACTGGCCAACACCCAACGCTGCAGTTTGATTTCCCGACCGTAGCAATTACCGAAGACAGCCGAAGTCGTGATAACAACGCAGTCGAGACGCGAAGCGCGAAGTTCCAGGCAAACTACAGCCTCGAGGACGCTGCAGCTATCACCGCAACGCTGATAAACATGGTTACTAAATATTAATTCGAGCAAAGGAGTAGGAGATGCCACGAATTAGCAAAGAGAATATCAAAATTACAACGCCAGTGCTTGGCTGCGATGTCGAGTTATTGCCATACGCTACAGCAGAGCTATCTCAGATGAATGAAGCGGTGTTCTTGGCTTATGCGAACTTTGACCTCAACGGAGCTGTCCAGGGCGAATCGATGAGCGAAGACGACATCAAAGAGACTATGCGATTTGATAAGCTGCCGGCAACCGCCATCAGCGAGATCAAAAACAACGCTATAAAGTTTTTGGTGGTCACGGTTGACGGCGACGACTTCGGCGGCGATGACGACGCTAAGCTCAAGAGCTTGCTGAAACTGCCAAGCGAGGATTTCGACTTTATCCAAGAGAAGATCGAGGAGATCACGGGAGAAGTTATGAACCCAAAAGGCGAGCCAAAATCAGCGCAGCCTACGCCAAAGCCATAGCCGGCGTCAAGCACGCGAAAATACCGCAGGAGATCCAAATAGCTACCATTTGCCAGACCATGGGCTGGACATTCCAAGACTACGTAAGCCAACCTCACTGGTTGATTCAAGCCATCGAGATAAAGCTAAATGAGGAGGGCTACGAAGCCGAGCGCCAGGAGGCGGAGATGAGACGAAAATCTAAATATTAAGGGGTAGCAATGGACGACAGCCAGCTCAGACTTGTGATTGAAGCGCAGAACCGTGCGAGTAAGACGCTCAGCCAGATTCAGCGCGATGTCGAGAAGCTGAGTAGCTCGATGAAGTCGAGCATGTCGTCCGCTGCCGGCTCGACTTCATCATTCGCCTCCAAAGCGGCAAGCGCCCTGGACGGCATGGCCTCGGGGATTATGAAGCTAATCAAGACCGCCGCCGCATTTACAGCCGGCGGTGCTTTTGGTGGCAAATATTTCGTCGATCTTGCCAGCAGCCTGCAGATGACCCAGCGCCAGATTGGCGTTTTGACTGGCAGCGTTGGCGAAGCGAACAAAGTATTCGGCCAGCTGTACAATTATACGCTCGGCAAGCCGATCGCATTCCCAGACGCTTCCAAAGCAGCCAAAACGCTGCTAGGATACGGCCGAACCACGCAAACCGTTGTCAAGGACATGGACACGTTATCTCGCATGTCTATCGTCAACGGCGCAGACCTGCAAGCCCTAGCGTTAGTGTTTGGCCAGGTGACCAGCCGCGGCGCGTTGTTTGGCCAGGACGCGCTCCAGCTGATCAACAACAATATCCCACTGACGACAATCCTCGCTCGGCACTTCGGCATATCGATGCAGGAGGCCAGCGAGAAGATCAACGGCGGAAAAGTTAAGGCCGAAGAGTTCGTCAAGGCGATGGAGAACTACGCGGCCAGCCTTGATATCGGCCAGATGACCGACACGTTCCAAAACCGCATGATAAGCCTGAGCGGTACGATACGAAGTGTCGGCCTGGAAATACTGGGAATTAAGATTGACCCGATAAAAGGCATGGTGATTGAAGCCGGCGGGCTGTTCGATCAGATGAGCAACCGCGTCACCGAGACCACGAAATTTATCAAAGAGCATCGCGAGGAGATCGTCAAGGTGGTGACGTTTATCTTGCAGAATGCAGTTCCAGCTCTCAAAGTGTTAATTGGCATGTATGTCGCGGCCAAAGCGGCCGCCCTTGGCTTTAAGACCGCGGTGGCAGTGAGCGACATCAGTAAAGGCTGGAAAGATGTCACGAAAGTCACGAAAGAGGGAGCGACGGCCTGGACGTTTGTTGGCGCAGCTGCAAAGACCGCCGTCAAAGGAATAACCGGCGCGCTTGGCGTGCTGGGAACGGTCGGCAAGGTGGTATTTTCTGGCCTGAGCAGCGGAGCGGCCAGCCTTGGAGCGGCAATCAGCTCGATACCGATCGTTGGCTGGATAGCGATTATTATCACTGCGGTGGTTGGCTTCGTCGCTTGGCTTTACGCCACGAACGAGGGATTCCGAAACTTCGTCAATGGCGTAGTCAGCCAGATCGGAGCGGTGCTAGGGCAAATCGGCTCAGTGATTGGCTCTGTTGTTGGAAGCATTGCCGGCGCGATAGGCTCGGTGATCGGCGTAGTGACGAATATCGTCGGTACGATTGCAGGAGCGATTGGAGCCGCCGCAAGCGTCATTGGCTCGGTGATTGGTGTGATTGCCGGCGTGGTGGCGAAAGGGATCAGCGTTGTTGTCGGCGTGATAAGCACCATCGTTGGTGTGATAAGCAACGTCATCAGCACAATACTTACGATTTTGACCCCTGTATTTCAGATTGTCGATTTGATAATAACCGCCATCGTCGGATTTGGCCAAATAGTCTGGACTATTTTCAGCGGAATCGCCGAAGTCGTCTGGACAATAATAAGCACCGTTGTGCAGATTATCGGCGTAGTGCTTTACGGCACGATTATGGCCATTTGGAATAATGTGCTTGTGCCATTTGGCGAAGCAGTCGGCTACATCTTTACGCACATGGGCGAGGTCATCAGTGCCGTGATGACATTCGTTGTCACTGTGGTGTCGACTGTTTGGAACACCATCGTCGCCGTGGTAACGCCGATATTGCAGGTCATCTGGACGGTAATATCGACAGTGTTCAACGCCATCGTCAGCGTGATAAGCAGCGTGATGAGCGCCATCTGGGGAGTGATTACGGCGGTTTGGAACGCCATATTGCCATTCATTCAGCCGATACTCAACGTGATGAGCGCCGTCATCAGCACAGTATTCGGCGGCATCGCAGCAGTGGTAAACAGCTTAATGAACGCCATCAAGACCTATATCATTAATCCGGTGGCAACCGCAGTAGGCTACGTGGTCGGCACGGTCGGCCAGATTGCGACCTCGATTAAGAACGCAGTCCAAAACGCATACAACGCAGTGGCCGGTTTCATCGGCAACTTTACCAGCGCCGGCAAGAATCTGATCGACGGCCTGGTCAAGGGCGTGATGGGCGCAAAAGACGCAGTGGTTAATAAGATTAAAGAGATTTGTAGCGGCGCGCTCGATGCCGTGAAGAACTTCTTCGGCATTAAATCGCCGAGCCGCGTGATGGCGCAGATGGGTAAATTTATGATGCAAGGTTGGAGCGGCGGCTTGGAAAGCATGCGAGACGCTGTCGTTAAAACCGCCACAGACATCGCCAGCGACGTTTACGACGGTTTGAGTGGCGACATGTCGTTCGGCGGCCTATCGTTCGCAGGAAGCGGTATCAACGGGTCAGGAGCGACGCTCGCTGGCAGCGGCGGTGTCACTAACGTCAGCAACTCCGGCGGCAACCGAAATACGACAAACCAGTTCAATGGGCAAATTGTAATAAACACGCCAGAAGCAGCCGACGCGTTCTTCAAGAGACTTGACCGCGACGGCGACTTGGCATCGATGGGAGTACCGACATAATGAACGGCGACAGACGCAGATTTTTATTAAACGGATTTGACCTCAACAACGGCGGCAACGTCCGAGTGCAATCCACAAACCTATTCGGCATAGCCAAGCGAACCGTTGATAGCGGCGAGCTGGCGCGAGATGACGGCCGAATCTTGCTGAACAGCGGCCGCTTTGCAGGGCGAACCATCTCTGTCGCCGGGCAAGTTTCAGCGTCGAGCCAGCGTGAATGCGACTGGCTAATCGACTGGCTGAAGCGAACATTGACGTTCGGCCAGAAAGTCGAGCTAGCAACAAACTTCCCAGAGGGCTATCGAATTTGGAGCGGCGTGGCCACGAATCTAAACATCAGCCGCGGATCATTCGACGTTAGCCGCGCCGGCTTCAGCTTTGAGATGGAGTGCGAATCGCCGGCAGCAAGGTCGTCGGTCGGCTTGATTGATTTTAGCGCCGTCACAAACATAAGCACAGCCGCAAGCGCCATCTCCGTCGAGAATATCGGGACATATCGAGCAAAACCTACTATAATCATTAGCAGCAGCAGCAGCAGCAGCACTGAGATAACGCTTGGAAATCCAGACAGCAGCGAATACTTGACGTTCAACGCGAACCTGAAAGCCGGCGACGTGATAACGGTCGACTGCGAAGCCAAGACCATTATCCATAACAGCATGCAGCTGCGAGCCAGCGGCACATTCCCGTGCTGGGAATACGGAGCGGGAATGCTCGAGTACCAAGACAACCTGGCCGCACGAAATCATCAGCTGCGAGCCGTTTATAATCCAAAATACATCTAAACAGGAGGAAGCAATGCCAAAAACCTACAACGAACGAAAGCGCTCAGTGAAGTTCCTGCTCGGAATTGAGGTCGAGAAGCGAACTGGCGGCGTTTATGCTGGCTTGCTTGAGAAGCACCCGAGCTACACTGGCGACACCAAAAGCGAGCCGAAAGAAAACTACAAAAGAGGCAAGGTGTCCTCCTGGAAAATCGATGACAAGGACGGCACAGCCACTAACGACAGCGTCGTATCGATTCAAGTGCCGGGTGGCGTTTTCAGATATTGGGCATTATTTACCGCAGAGACCGGCGGCGAGATGATCGCTTTTGACGCATTACCATGGCCGCTTGAAGTCATGGCTCCCGAAACGCTGCAGGTGCAGCCAGGCAACCTAACTATCGTGGAGGCCTAGCCGATGGCACAGCTCCAGACGAAGAAGCCGCGGTCGTGTTCTATCACCGGAGGCGGCGACTATTTCTATACCTGGCAGAATGCCGAGATTGAGCCATATTCTGGCGAATTTCATTCGTCTCTGGTGCTGTCAGGCAGCAATACTGTAAACATCGGGCGGGCGAGGCTACGAATCGACGGACAAGAAGTTGGCAACATTCATGTTGGCAGCATTGCCAACTTTTACAGTCCACAATTTACGTTGACTGGCACACTGGCCGACTGGGGCGTGACGGCCGAGCAGTTGAAGAGCGGCAACGTCGGCTTCTCCTTTAAGTTCAAGATAATTGATGAATTCTCTGGCAGCACTTGGCTAACCGATGAAGTGATACTCGACGGATTCGACCTGTCGACGCTGAATAGTGACGTTGTGCCGAAAAAAATATCGTTCGCCTTTGACGGAGACGTGCGGCCGATCGGCGGCGGAAGCCAGCTGATGCAAATCGCCAGCGTCCATCTTTTGCTTGAGGCCGACGTCACCTACCGATTTAGTATCACCAACGAAATCAAGATGATGGCGACGCTTTCCCAGAAACAGCCAACCAACAAGGCGGCCGAAGTCATATACAGCGCCTACCTCAAGGACGGAACGTACCTCGGCCAAATAAATACCGTGACCAGCACGCCAGCCATTCAATCAGAAGTCAACTCGCTGCATTCGCACATGACAATGAAGTTAGCCCAAAACGACGCGACGACACGCAGCGTGGTTACTGAGATCATGACCGAGATAAACGAAAACATGCTAACCGAGCTTGGCTATAAAATCGTAGGCAGCATGACCACGCCGGTGGGCCTAGGGAGCGGCACGAACATCGATACTAACGTCAATATCAGCGCCAGCGTTCGATACGGCGAATATCTGCCGTGGCTAACCGAAGACGGCAAGACCATCATCACCGAGGACGCGAGAATTATCGTGGTGGCTGACGGCCACCCAGAGGGCCGCTCACTCTTTAATGGCTACATCAGCCAGTGGGAGCTGTCGGCAGGAAACACCGACAGCCAGGTGACCGCGACAGTCCTCAGCCATTCGCAGGAGCTGAACCACATCTACCTGCAGACCGAGGCGGAAGTGGCCTACCAACATAAGCCATACGGCTTGGCGACGCTTGGATTTGGCTCGAGACAATGGGGATATTGCAACGAAATAATCCAGACCATACAGGTGACCACCGGCAGCAAGACCGTCGCCGGCATTGAGCTTTATTCAGTGTGTTCACCAGGAACTAGGCAAGATTTCATCGGCGGTAATATGACTACGCTGTATGCAGAGCTGCTGTCATATTCGACCGACATAAATCACGGAACGCTCGAAGCTGGCGGCACTGCGGTGCTACCAGTGGGCGGCGGCATGTACGAAAAATTATTCATACCGTTTGATAAAAGCGTACGAATGACCAGCGGCAAACGCTTCATCATTAAGCTGTCGGCGCGCGGTGGTTCGCGATACGAAAATATCTTCCCATATCCAGTAGAGCTATTAGTGGACAGGCGCGGCCGCTTTACCACCGGCAAAGGGCTGCAGCACAACAATTATCAGGATAATCCATTCTGGCAAGACTTCGGCTGGGATTTGGCGTTCTCGCTTTACGAAAGCCCCGGCGACTACAAGCGAGCCTTTTATTCGCAAGACCCAAGCGACATCTTACGCGAGCTGATAGACTTCGCGCAAAAGCAAGGCGCACGCTGTCGTTACACCGAATCCAGTATTGAGAACACAGACACCAAAGTGACTATTCGATTTAATGACGTGACGACAATTAGCGAAGCCATCGCCGCAGTGTTCAAGTCGATGCCGGCCGACTGGCACTACTACTACGACTATGCCGAGAACATCGTGCATGCCCACCCGAGGCCGACAACCGTGAAGCGAAAGCTGCAGCGCGGCAAAAACGTCATAGGCACACCGAAACTCGTCAAGACTATCGAGGAGCTGGTGAATGACGTGATATTTATTGGCGGCGAAAAAGCAGACGGCAAAACGCTCGTCGTGGCCGGCCGAGACGACCGCAGCATCGCCGAGATACGCCGCGGCTTCAAAAAACTATCTGATAGCCGCTACAAAGACGAGACCAGCGCCAAGCTGGTGGTCGAGGGCGAGATTCAGCGAGGTAGCAAGCCGGTATTTTCAGGCGAAGCGACGTTCGCGTCGCCAAAGTATGAGGCGTTGGATATTCATCTTGGCGAATTGACACAATATCAAGGCTTCAGCGCGACGATGGACACACCAGAAATGCAGATTGTCGCCATCACGCAGAAGCTCGAGACTGCAGAATTGAAATTCAACATACTGCGGCCGAGATTATCGAAGCGAATTCAAGACTTGAAGCGTAATATGGACAACCGCGAACGCGAATCAGAGTGATATAATAAAGCTAAACGAAAGGAATCAGCGAGATGAACCCAGGACAACAAAAAATAAGTCAATTTCAGCCGGTAGAAAGCACGAGAGCGAACGATATTATACCGATTGTGCGTGATGGACAGAACCGATCGATCACAATCGGCAAATTTACCGGCGTTTTGCCAAGCGGGTGGACAACGCCGGCCGAAAACTGGACTTATAGCAATTTTGACAACGGAATAGCTGCAATCACTGTACCAGAGGGCGACATTCGCCGCTATCCAAACGGCCTGAGGGTGCAGTTTAAGCAAGGAACGCCGCCAACGACTAGGTTCGGTATTGTTGTAGCGTCTACATCAACAATGGTTTATCTTTACATGATAAACGGGACGAAGCTAGAGAACCTAGAAATACGTGACATCTTTGTCTCGCCAGATTTCGCACCAGGAACTGATGAGGGTGTCGATTTCTTGGGAGCAGTGCCAACGAGAACGACTACTGCAGAAGTTGGAGTTTTGAGAGGCACTTATACTCGTCATGGAAATTTGGTAATCTGCGATTTGAAAACTACAGCAACTTTTCCTACTGGACAAACCGCACTCAATAACGTAGTTCCTCAAGGCTATGGGATTTCTCAAGCTCAAGGCTCGGCCTTGATGGTCTTAGGCGGTTGGAACAACCGCGTGCTAAAAGGCATTGCTACTGCTCGATTTTTCGCAGACAGGAGAGTTGAATATGTTTCAAACAATGCTTTTAATGAGTGGTACGGCACAACCACCTGGGTGACTGATGACCCATTCCCGGTTCAGTAGTTTTATTCACAACACCACCTCTAAAGCTTTGCAGGAAGCCGGCACAAAATGCTAAAATTAGTTTGATGAACGAGCAAAATAAAGATAGTGAAGCACTGCTGCATGAGATCGATAAAAAGGTGGCGATTCTCTCAACAGACATGGAATATACGAAAAAATCCGTGGCAAAAATTGAGGGATCTGTCGATTCGCTAGTGCAGCAACTGGCCAGTATGAAATTTGTCACGCCGGAAATTTTGACAAACTACATCGACAAGCACTCGGCCGACCATGAAAGAATAAATGAACGGCTCGAGGCGCTCGAAGACAAGGCTGAGACTGAAGCCAAGTCAATGATGGCTACGCTGCGGCTAAAATTCAAGGATTGGGCAGCAAACGCAATCGTTATATTAGTGATTGGTTTAATGCTGTTTATTCTGATGAAGCTAATCGACGGTAGCGTGAGAATCCCGAGCGTGCTATCATAGGGTCATGAGAGTTAAGGCTACCAAACATTCGATCGGGCGATGGGTCGCCCGCATACTTTTGACAATTCTGATAGTGATGATTTTATCTGGAGCGGCCGTCATTTGGCGGTGGTATCCGGTGATTGACCGCTTGATGAATTGGTGCAAATATTATCCGCAATCGCTTGGCGACTGCAGAGAAGTAATAAGAAAGGGGAGTCAATGAAAGGAATTGACATATCAAGCTGGCAGGCTGGCTTGGACGCTGGTAAAATCCCGGCAGATTTCGTCATCGTAAAAGCGACGGAGGGAACGAACTACGTCAACCCAAACTGCGATCAGCATTATCAGCAAGCAGCGGCGGCTGGCAAAAAGCTCGGTGTTTACCATTTTGCGAGAAATGGCAGCAACGACGCGATCGCTGAGGCTGACTTTTTCGTCGATAATATCCAAGGCTACATTAAGCACGCTATGCTCATTCTTGACTGGGAAGACGGCGGCAATGTTGGTGACGTAGCATGGGCGCGCCGCTGGCTCGATCGAGTGCAAGAGCGAACTGGCGTGAAGCCGCTCATCTACATGTCAGAGAGCGTAGTAAACAGCCACGATTGGAGCAGCGTCGCCGGCGCTGATTACGGCTTGTGGGTCGCGAAATATCGCGACATGGCGGCCGATTACAACTACAACATGGAACTTGCCGGAACGCCGCCAAGCGTAAAATATTGGAGCGGCTACGCGATGTGGCAGTGGACTTCGAGCGGCCGGCTCGATGGCTGGGACGGAAACCTCGACTGCAACGAGTTTTATGGCGACGCTGAAGCATGGGATAAATACGCCGGTGGTGCTCCAGCACCAGCTGGACATGCTGGGCAGATTGCCGACGCGCAGCCGACACCGCAGCCAGCGGCCGAAACTTATACAGTGCAATCGGGTGACACGCTGAGCGGCATCGCTGCTAAATATGGCACGACCTATCAGAACTTGGCTGCCATAAACGGCATTCAAAATCCAAACCTGATTTATCCAGGCCAAGTTTTGAAAGTCACCGGCGCGGCGCCAGCAGCTAAATCGTACACAGTGCGCCGAGGCGACACTTTAAGCGCTATTGCAGCAGCGCATGGTACTGATTATCAGACGCTGGCTAATATCAACGGCATACCTAACCCAAACCTGATATTTCCAGGGCAGGTGTTGAGGCTGCCGTAATGGAACCGGATCTGTCGAAAATCACGATCACGAAGTCGAGCCTGTACTTCCGCGAATGCAAAGCTTGCGGCTGCGTGACACTGCACATCGGCAAAGCCACACCAGAAATGCCAGCAGGCTCGACATACAACGATTGCCTGCAGTGCCTGGTGGACGCACACAGCGTACCAGGATTGAGCAGGTGGCACGACCCAAAAACGGGCGAGCCGCTGAAAGATCCGCGAGGAGCTGTTATCCAGCGAACAGTGGACGCTAAAATTCAAAACACCGAAAGATGTCTAATTGGAAGCAGTTTCGCTTGACATCTGTCGGAGAGATGTAAACTAAAAAGCGTTTTACTTGACATCTATAAGCAGCATGTAAAGTAAATGTAAATTTTAAGGAGAACTTGACATGATGACTAACTTCATCACTACAATTTTAATACCAGCAGCAGTTATCGGATTTGCTGAATTAGTGCGCCGACTGTTCAAGAAAGACTTCGAAGCGGTGATTATTATCGCAGGAGCGGCAGCAATCGGCGTCGGACTTTCGCTGCTAACGAACCACGACTGGACGTACGGCCTAGTTGCAGGTTTGAGCGCCAGCGGCCTAGTCACTGGCTTGCAAAAATTTGGCGATGCTGTAAAATAAAAGTGCAGGTATCACAGGTTGCTTAGACCTAACGCCACAAAGCTGCAGCCCTCCGCTGCAGCTTTCTTGTGCTAGAATTAAAAAAGAGGAGGCGCTAGTCGAAACGTCTCCTCGAAGACTCCGCAAAAATAAACATCTATCTCCTAAATTGACCGAGCCAGTTCGCACACACTCCTGGCTCGGTTTTTTTGTTTACCAGAGAACGCCGCGGACGGCATACCAGGCAGACCAGCCATTGCCATTGCGAGCCTGGCGCTCGCGGTAGATTTGCAGCGCGTAGGTGGCCGCCCAGATTGGGTCGCGCCAGTCGCCGCCCGAGAAGTATCCGCGATGCCACCTGTCGTTTATCTGGAAGCACCCGAAGTCACGTGAGCCGTCGAAGTTGACTGCGCCGATGGCCGCCGGAAGTTCGGTGCGATTTTCATGCGTCATAACGGTGATAGCTCCGGCTTGCAGGTGAGCCGGCCAGACCTTGGCGATGGCCGACCGGCAGGTTTCCGGCGTAGGCGTAGGCGTAGGTGCAGGAGCGGCCGGCTCTGCCTTTTTCTGCTCGGTTTTGGCGGCTGGTTTTTTATCAGACGGGTCAACGCTCGGCTTTTTGTCAGCAAGCGTTTTATAAGCGGAATGATAAGCCGAGGCTGAAGTTCCCGGCGGCGTTGGCTGTCGGAATGAGTGAATCGTAACCGACAGCACCGCGACTAAAATCAATAATGCGAATTTTTTCATAAAGCACGCTAGTTACTTTTTGGCGACGTCGCCCTCCGCAAGCCAAGCCGATTTGATCAACTGGCTGACGCTGTAAAGGCCAAGCAGAACCGCTAGCGCAGTAACAATTATATCATTGTAGCGGATCATCAGATAGCCGCAGGCAGCAGCAGGCACGACAATCGTGCCGACGCGCCAGATAGTGCGAGCGCCACGAGCCGTTGCGATAAATTTGTCATTCTTTTGAAGTTGTTTTGTGAAGTTTTTCATTTCGTTATTCCTTGTTTGATGTTATTTTTACAATTTGTGCCGGCTACGATGCCGCCGGCGAGGCAAGCGATTTATTGTTCAGTCATTACGCGACGGAAAGTCATCTCCTCGGCGCGCTGGAAGTCATTCTTGTTGGTGAAGTGACGCGGAATGAAATATCCCTTGTAAACCAGTCTAAAACTGTTAGTGAAGTCGTCAAAACCGACCTCGCATTCGTCATAGTGCTGCTTTGCAAAGCGCTTGAAGCCGTTTTCAACGTTGCGCAAGGCAATGCTTTTGATGTAAGCCTCAAAATTGTTTATACTTTTGAATCCAATCATTGGTAGTCCTTTCGTTTAATTGATTGTACTTTAAGTATAGCAAACACGAGCGAT